TTCAAACCTTCTCTCTCCAAGACAGTCCAGATCGTTCCAGAATCACCTTTTAATAAACCAGATACAATAAACTTCGATGAAGAATGATGCAGAAATAATCCCGATCAAACGAGGGGTCGGGCTAATTGGTAGCACAGAGCCGAGAGTTCACACGCCCTTACTTAAAGGTAAGAGCAAAGCGGACGAGGTGGCCGATCTAGCTGAGAGGATCGGTCTACCTTTAATCCCATGGCAAAGATTTGTACTAGATGATTTGTTATGTGTAGATGATGAGGATAACTGGCGCAAGAAGACAGCTCTAATACTGGTGGCTCGTCAAAATGGCAAGACCCATTTAGCACGCATGCTTATATTGAGCCATCTATTCTTATGGGGTTCTAAGAATGTGCTGGGCATGTCCTCTAATCGTAATATGGCATTAGATACATTCAGGCAAGTCAGTTATACCATAGAAGATAATCAATTTTTAAAAGACCAGGTAAGACAGATACGCCTGGCTAATGGTCAAGAATCTATAAGCTTACTTAATGGCGCTCGTTATGAGATAGCCGCTGCAACACGTGATGCACCACGTGGTAAGACTGCCGATTTCTTATACATAGACGAATTACGTGAGTGGACAGAGGAAGCCTTTACAGCTGCACTGCCAGTCACACGTGCTAGGCCTAATTCGATGACCTTAATGACTAGTAACGCAGGCGATGGATTTAGCACTGTGCTTAATGATCTTAAAGAGCGCTGTTTATCATACCCACCAGATAGTTTAGGTTATTACGAATGGTCAGCACCACAGCATTGCAAAATACATGATCGTAAAGCTTGGGCATTAGCGAATCCAGCACTAGGGCATTTAATATCTGAAGAAACCTTAGAAGAATCAGTCAATACAAATAGCGTAGAAGCTACACGTACTGAGATGTTATGCCAGTGGATAGATAGCGCTGTAAGCCCCTGGGTATATGGATCTATCGAGGCATGTAGTGATAGCACACTAGAGATCCCTGTCGGGCCAATGACTATAATGGCCTTTGATATTGCACCTACTAGAAGATCTGGTGCGCTAGTTATGGGTCAATTAAAAGATGGCAAGATAGCAGTAGGTCTAGCCCAGTTATGGCAAAGTGAGGTAGCTGTAGACGAAGTTAAGATGGCTAGTGATATTAATGAGTGGGCAAAGAAGTATCACCCACACAAAATACTGTTTGACAAGTACGCCACACAAACTTTAGCTACAAAATTAGAACAAAGTGGCTGGCGTATCGAAGATTGCAGCGGCCAGGCTTTCTACCAGGCCTGCTCAGACTTATCAGATGCCCTGGCTAACGTTAGATTAGTTCATAGTGGTCAAGCGGACTTAGTACAGCACTTAAATAACTGTGCAGCTAAGACTAATGATGCTGGCTGGCGCATAATACGTAGAAAATCGGCTGGCGATGTTACAGCTGCTATCAGCCTTGCTATGGTCGTAAGCCAATTAACTAGACCGCAACAAACTGCGCAAATCTTTGTGTAACTTGCACCAATAGTCCGTTTTATGGTATAAAGTATACATATGGGTCTATTGTCTGCTTTGGGTATAACCAAAAAAACTGAAACTGTCCAAGCGCAATACGCCCCTGCCATTATGGACACAGCCTATGGCTATGGTTCATTTACAACTGGTGTTGGTAATTTCCCAGGTGGATTAGATCGTAATTTTGCTATGCAAGTACCTGCCGTTTCACGTTGCAGAAATCTTATAGCTGGTGTAGTTTCATACTTGCCATTAAAACTTTACAAGAAGTCTAATGGTGAGGAGTTGGGGAACCCTCTTTGGATAGATCAACCAGACTATCGGCAACCAAGATCCGTCACCATATCATGGACTGTCGATAGTCTTTTATTTTATGGTGTTGCATATTGGCGTGTAACAGAATTATATGCAGATGATTTAAGACCATCACGATTTGAGTGGGTCGCTAACAATAGAGTTACATTTACATCGAATAAGTTTGGTACAGAAGTAGAAGAATACTTTGTAGATGGTGTTAGAGCACCTATGGCTGGTGTTGGTTCACTTATCACATTCCAGGGATTAACACAAGGTGTATTAACTACCGCAGCACGTACAATACAAAGCGCATTAGATATTGAAAAGGCCGCAGCTGTATCTGCACAAACTCCAATGCCAAGTGGTTACATTAAAAACACAGGCGCAGATCTACCAGAGCAACAAGTATCAGGATTATTAGCACAATGGAAGCAAAGCAGACAAAATAGATCTACAGCATATTTAACTTCTACTCTATCTTACGAAACCACAGGCTTTAGTCCTAAAGATATGATGTATAACGAAGCGCAACAGTATTTGGCCACACAAGTAGCACGTGCGATGAACGTACCTGCATATTACATAAGCGCAGATATGAATAACAGCATGACTTATCAAAACATTATTGATGGTCGCAAAGAGTTTGTAGCATATTCACTACAGCCTTTTATCTGTGCTATTGAAGATCGTTTAAGCATGGATGATATTACTCCTAGAGGCCATGTAGTTAAGTTTGCTATAGAAGAATCATTCTTAAGAGCTGACACAATGAAGCGCCTAGAGGCATTAGAGAAAATGATAAATCTAGGTTTAATCGATGTGGAAGAAGCTAAAGAAATGGAACAAATGACACCTAACGGAAGAGAAGAAGATAATGAAACTTACATTCAGTAGCCACATAGAAGCTGCCGATACAGAACGCAGAGTTATTGCAGGCAAAATCGTACCTTTCGAAGAGGTAGGCAATACTTCCGTTGGTAAGGTCGTATTCGCTAAAGGCTCAATAGATATAGGCGATCCTGGCAAGGTCAAGATGCTTATGCAACATGCACCAGAGCGCCCAATAGGCCGCATGCAAAAATTTAACGAAGAGAAAGACGGAATCTACGCATCATTTAAGATCAGCGCATCTATGCAAGGTCAAGATGCTTTAATTCTTGCTGGCGAGCAATTAATCGATGGTTTGTCAGTCGGTGTAGATGTAAATAAGTCCGTACAGAAAAAAGAGTATTTATATGTAACCAGTGCAACACTAAGAGAGGTTAGCCTGGTAGAAAGCCCAGCATTTACAGCTGCGCAAGTAACTAAAGTTGCTGCTAGTGAAAACGAAGCAGAGACACCAATCGAAACTAAAGAAAGCGAGGCTCCTGTGGAAGATTTAGCAACAGCGCCACAAGAAGCAAAGGCAGAGGCTGCTACTCCTACAGTAGAAGCTGCACGCCCTACAATTACAGCACCACTTATTACAACTTCAGTACGTTCACCAATTAACTCAATGGCGAAGTACACAGAGCACAAGATCAAAGCTGCACTAGGTAGCGATGAATCTAAGCTTTATATTGCTGCAGCAGATGACTCATTTTCAACTAACCCAGCATTTAACCCAACTCAATATCTAACTGAGTTTGTAACAAACACACGTTTTGGCACACCAACAATCGATGCATGTTCACAAGGCACACTGCCAGCATCAGGTATGACAATTAACGTACCATCTTTGGTAACTACCGCAGGTGGTGGCACAGGTGTAGCACCAGTTGTAACTGTTGAGGCAGAGGCTGGCGCAGTACAAAATACTGGCATGGAAACTGCTTACCTATCAGGTACAGTGTCTAAGTACTCAGGCATGAACACACTATCTATTGAATTGTTAGAGCGTTCAGACCCTAACTTCTATGCAGAGCTAACACAACAGCTACAAAATGCTTATTTGACAACTATTGACACTGCAGCATTAACAGCATTACTAGCAGCAGGAACATCAGCATCAGCAGTATCAGCAGATAGCGATGGAATCGTTGCTTATACAGCACAAGCAGCAGCAGCTGTTTACAAGAACACTGGCTACTTTGCACAGAACTACATCGGCAACCCAGCACAATGGCAAGCTTTGATGGGCGCACTTGATAACACAGGTCGACCAATTTACAACGCAATTCAGCCAATGAACGCAGGCGGAGATGTACGACCTTCTTCAATTCGTGGAAATGTATTAGGACTTGATCTATACGTAGACAAGAACTTCTCACAGACTGCATTTGATGATAACTCAGCTGTAATTATTGCACCAGAGGCATTTACTGTATATCGCAGCCCACAGGCTTACATGTCAGTAAACGTAGTATCAAACCTACAAGTACAGGTAGCAATTTATGGCTTTATGGCAACAATCGCCAAAATGCCTTACGGAATCATCAAGTTCGCAGCAACACCTTAATTAAATAAAATCAGTAATCTGTGGGGTTTAGTAGCCCTAGCCCCACAGAGCTATTAGCAAAGGAGTAGAGATGCCAGCAACGTTTGTTACAACAGCCGAGTTACGGGCTAATCTTGGTATTGGTTCACTCTACTCTGATGCGACAGTGGAAGAATGCTGTCAAAGTAGTGAAGACCTCCTGCAACAATACTTATGGCACAATGATGCCCCAGTAGTAGCCACAGCATTACAAGATAACGTGGCAACACTTATGCTTTCTAATCCGAACGCATTTGTAACAGGTCAGCAAATAGTAGTAAGCGCTTGTGGTTCAACATTTAATGGCACTTACACAATCACTGGCACAATACCGCCAAGCACAGGCACTACTAATCTAATTCCAGTATTTATGTATCAATATGGCCAAGCCAATTACCCTAATGGTTATTCATTTGTGCAATATGCAAAAACAGCAGCTAATCAAAATTTTCATAAAGTAGTACCTTATGGCAACGCAAGAGGCCCAGAACACAAGACCCAATCTTATGCGAGCACCCCTGCAATACGAGAAGCTGCGATGATAATTGCAGTGGACATCTGGCAAGCAAGACAAGTGAGCCAGACTGGTGGGGTAGGCATGGATGGGATCAGTGCCAGCCCTTATCGGATGGGTTATCAGCTGATTAACCGAGTGCGTGGTCTCATCCAGCCGTATTCAAGTCCAGCATCACTGGTAGGCTAATGGCTGCCGTAACTACACTCCGTGGCACACTTGCAACAGCTTTAACTAACGCAGGTGTCTGGTCAGTATTCTCATACCCACCAGCTACATTATTGGCTAACAGCGTAGTAGTTACACCTAGCGATCCGTATTTAGTGCCAAGCAATAACACACAGATAACACTATCACCACTGGCTAATTTTAGAATTTTAATGGCAGTACCAGCATTTGACAATCAAGGCAACCTAAAAGGTATGGAAGATTTTATAGTAGCAGTAGTAACTAAATTAGCAGCATCATCTTTAGTTATGAATATATCAAGTGTCTCCGCTCCAGCTATAACAAGTGCGGCAAGTGGAGATTTATTAACATCGGAAATAACAGTATCAATCCTAACGAGCTGGAGTTAAAATGAGTACACACGAAGAAGACTTAGCCTTTCTAAAAAAGATAGGCCAAATTAAAGACGCACCAAAACCAACTGCACAAACTAAGAAAGAC